TGATTGGGAAACAAGCACTGATAATGCTGCTGTAAGAGATAATGCATCAACTAGTGGACAATTAAAAATTGCTACTATTATTAATAGAGGATCTGGTATAGGAACTGCTAATAGAACTTATACTGGTGTTCCTATAAATGGGGATGGTTCTGGTGCAGAAGCAACTATAGTTATTAATAATGACGCTAAAGTAGAATCTATTAATATTGCTAAAGGTGGTTCTGGATATACTTATGGAACTGTTGATTTAGCATCAGGAGGAGTTCCTACTGGAACAACAATACCAGTTTTTAATGTAATAATTCCTCCTCAAGGTGGACATGGAGCAGATATTTATAGGGAACTAGGGGCAACTAATGTATTAATTTATTCTAAAATAGAAAATGACTCAGAAAATCCAGATTTTATAACTGGAAACCAAATTGCCAGAATTGGAATTGTAGAAAATCCTCAAGCTTTTGATTCAACTGCTAATTTGACCCTTTCTAAAGCTAGTTCTTTATATGCATTAAAGTTAATAGGAGCAGGTTATACTACAGCTACTTTTGATTTAGATGGACAGGTTACTCAAACAGTAGGTGTAGGATCTACTGCTGTAGGAAGAGTAGTTTCTTATGACCAAACAACAGGAGTTCTTAAATATTGGCAAGACAAAAGTTTAGTTGGATTTAATAGTGATGGATCTTTAAAAACTGATCCTACTTATGGATATTCATTACATCCATTTACAGCAAATCCTACTACTGGAGGAAATGTTAATATTGCTAGTAATGAAGGTACTTTGGGAATAGATACCAACTTTGGAACTTCATCTAGTCCTGGTATAAGTACCATAATAAATAATAGAACATATTACCTTGGACAGAGTTTTACTCAAGGAGTTTCAAATCCTGAAGTTAAGAAGTACTCTGGAAATATAATATATGTTGATAACAGACCTTCTATTACTAGGTCTGCTAACCAAAGAGAAGATATCAAAGTCATTTTGCAATTCTAAAGACTCATGCCACAGGAAACTAATCTAAACGTCGCTCCTTATTTTGACGATTTTGATAGAAATGATAGTTATTGTAAAATATTATTTAAACCAGGATTACCAGTTCAAGCTCGGGAATTAACTGGAATTCAATCTATTCTTCAGGATCAGATTGAAAAATTTGGAAGCCATATGTTTAAAGATGGATCTTCTGTGACTGGAGGTGGTATTAGATATAATGGAGGATATACTTCTATTAGGATTCAAATTTCTAATGAAGGAATAGATGTAGATTCTTATATTGATAGATTAATAGGTCAGGTAGTAATAGGTAGTCAATCTGGAGTAAAAGCTAAAATAAAATCATTTATTAGCAAATCTTTAGGTGAAGATTGGTATGTTTTATTCATTACATACTTAAACACTGGAGGTGAAGATAATGAATTGTTTGTTAGTGGAGAAAGTTTATTATTAGATACTAATATAGTAACTACAAAAGACGGTACAACTTTCCAACCAGGAGAGCCTATTGCTCAAGTATCTGACGGAATATGTGCATTTACTGGAGCAGCCGCTGTATTATCTGCTGGTATATATTTTGTAAGAGGATTTTTTGTAGATGTTCCATCTCAAACATTGGTTTTAGATCCTTATACAGATAATGTAACTGTAAAGGTTGGATTAAAAGTTAATGAAACTATTGTTACTTCTGATTTAGATCAAAATCTAACAGATAATGCTGCTGGATATAGTAATTATACTGCTCCTGGTGCTGATAGATTGGCAATAGGAGTTCAATTAGTATCAGTATCTCCTCAAGATCCTAAGCCATCTAATTTTATAGAATTGATGGAAATTAGGAATGGACAATTAATTTATGTACGTCCTGATGGTACTGAGTATAATGAAATAGCTAATGAATTTGCAAGAAGAACTTATGATGAATCTGGAAACTATTACGTAAAACCATTTTCACTTTCTGTTAAAAATACTTTAAATGATTATGAAGGAAATAATGGTATTTTTAATGCAGATCAAACAACCTATAACAATAATATCCCTAGTGATGATTTAGGAACTTATAAATTATCTCCAGGAAAAGCTTATGTTGAAGGATTTGAAGTAGAATCTATAGTTCCTACATTCTTAGATTTTGAAAAACCAAGAACCACAAAACTTTTAAAGAATCAAAGTATAAACTATGTCACAGGACCAACTTTTAGTTTAAATAGAGTTTCTGGTTCTCCCAGTATAGGAATAGGTACTAATTATACTGTAAGTTTAAGAGATAGAAGAGTTGGTGCTGCAGAAACTACTGCTGCAGGTAAAGAAATAGGATTAGCACGTGTATATGATTTTGCTTTAGAGTCTGGTTCATATAATACTTCTATTCCTAATGAAAACGAATGGGATATTGCTTTATATGATATTCAAACATATACAAATATAACTTTAAATACCAATCCAGTAAATGCTTTAGTTGTTCCTACTCATATTAAAGGAAAATCTAGTGGTGCTACAGGATACCTAAGATATAATGCTACTGGTACTGCTGTTACTGCTTATAATACTAAAGGAACATTTGTTACTGGTGAGCAATTAATTTTCAATGGAATAGAAAGTGGAAATATTGCAGTAGGATCTACTTCATATACTACTAGTGATATTAAATCCATTCATGGAACTGTAAGTACTGCAAGTACTTTTAGTGGTGACGTAAAACAGACTGTATTTTCTCATATAGGAGAAGTTAATGTTAGTGCAGCTACTACTTCAGGAGCTTATTTAGGAATTGCTACAGTTACTAGTACAGATAAAAGTAAGTTTTTTATAGGAATTGCTACTGTAGGTAATCTTGTTTCTTATACTAATACTAATATTAGTGGAGGTGAGACTCCTTCTTTTGCTAGAATTGAAAGCGTATCTCAAAATTCATTAACTATATCTGGAGTTACTACCGTTGCTGGTATTTGTGAAGGTGGACTTCCTACAATTATTGCTGGACAAAGTAATTCTGGAGCTATTAATATATCTAATTTTAAGATATTAACTTCTCAATTCCAATCTTCTACAGATAATACTTTATTTACAAAGTTACCTAAGAATAATATTTCAGATGTAGATTTAACAAATTCTCATATTACAATTAGGAAACAGTTTGATGTTGATATAACTGATAATTCTACAGGAACTATTAGCAGTGGAAGTGCTGCAGAAACATTCTTACCATATGATGAGGAAGATTATGTTTTAATAAGAACTGATGGAACCACAGAAGCATTATCATCAGATAAGTTTGATTTTAATGAAGGTTCTACTCAGTTAATTATTAATGGATTAGGAACTAATAGTCCAGCTAAATTAATAGCAACATTACGTAAAATAAATGTAAAAGAGAAAATTAAAGAAAGACAAAAGATTAATGTACTCAATATAGTTGGGTCTGCTAGTTCTATATCTGGTATTGGAACTACTACTTTAAATGATGGTCTTACTTATAATACTGTCTATGGAACTAGGGTTCAGGATGATGAGATATCATTAAACGTTCCAGATGTTGTTAAAATATATGGGGTGTATGAATCTAAGAATACTAGTGATGCTACTTTACCCATAGTTACATTTAGTTCAATTAATAGTGCATCTGGAAAAACAGGTGATTTATTAGTTGGAGAAACTTTTATAGGTGACAATGGTAGAGCTATTGGAATGTATGTTAGCAAAAGTAGTGATTCTTCTATAGAATATACTTCTTTAAATGATTTTGTTTTCCAAGTTGGAGAAACAGTTACATTTAGGGAATCTGGAATTACTGGTACTATTGGTGCTCTTACATTAGGTTCTAATAATATAACAAATGAATTTACTTATGATGATGGTCAAAGAAATACAATTTATGATTATTCTAGAATAATCAGAAAAGAGGGTTATGATGCACCATCTAAAAAGTTAAAAATAATATTTGAATCAGCTTATTTTACAGCTTCTGATACAGGTGATATTACTACTGTCAATTCTTATGATAATTTCCATTATAGAGACTTGCATGATATTAATGGATGTAGAGTAAGTGATATTATTGATATAAGACCTAGAGTTTCTGATTTTACAGGCACATCACGTTCTCCTTTTGAATTCTTAGGTAGAACATTTGATTCATCTGGAAATTCTGCTAAAAATATTTTAGCATCTGATAAATCTATTTTATTGGATTATTCATTCTATCTTCCTAGATTAGATAAAATTTATCTTACAAAGAATGGAAGTTTCCAATTAGTTAATGGTGTGCCAGCAGAGTCTCCTGAATGGCCTGTTCCTATTGAAGGTGGATTGGAAATTGCTTCTATCAAGCTTCCTCCATATCTTTTCAATGTAAATAACGCAAGTGTTACTCTGGCATCTTATAAGAGATATCAGATGAGTGATATTAATAAACTTGAGAAGAGAATTGAAAATTTAGAATTTTATACATCACTCTCTTTATTAGAGAATGAAACTTTGAATATGCAGATCACTGATGCAGATGGTTTGAATAGATTTAAATCTGGTTTCTTTGTAGATGATTTCTCTGATACAGAAAATCAACTTAAAAAGACTGCAGTAAAGAACTCTATTGATTATAAAAATGGAGAATTAAGACCTTCTCCTTATACCACTGAGCTTGATCTTAAATTAGATATGAATAGCTTGAATGGTATTAGAAGGACAGGTAATGTATTAACATTAAATTATGATGAGGTTGTACATGTATCACAACTTTTTGCTACTAGAGTTGAGAATATTACACCTTATTTGGTAAGTTATTATGGAGGAACTTTAACTTTAACTCCAGATTCTGATATATGGGTGGACGAAGTTGTACTTGAAGCTAAAAATGAAGATCTAGTTACTTATACTGAAAATGAAGAACAATTAGATCAAGCAGGATTTGATTCAAGAGCTGGATATGGTCCAGTAACTTGGGGAGGATGGACTGAAAATTGGACAGGTTGGAGCAATACTGGAAGTACATGGACTGATGATGAGTGGCATGGAACTCATAGATTAGCAAGAAATACATATGTCAATCAAACTAGGAGTGGTACTAAAGAAAGAAAGGCTACTAGAAAATTAATTAAAGAAACATTTAGTACTATTAATGAAGGACCTAAGGTAATTAATACTGAAATAGGTGCTTATATGAGATCTAGAAACATCAAATTTGATGCTAGA